TCCCGGAGGATCCCCGGGTTGGTTGGTTAGGTCTCGGTGGCCTGGATCTCGACGACGCCCTTCTCGTCCATCCGGGTGGCCCCGATGAGCATCCCGACGTAGACCTGCGTCGCGTAGTTCTTGTCGGCCCGCTCGGAAACGCGGGTGATGATGTCTGTCCCGATCCCCAGGAGGATCGAGCTCTGGCTCCAGGCCAGGCAGGAGCGGGTCGTCGAAACCTTCTGGAGCCGCTCCGTCCGGACGAATTTGAACCCGAGGAACGTGTCGATCTGGCCGGCGGCCAGGGCCTTGACCGTGTTGTAATCGACCGATTTGATCTCCGTCGTGTTCAGCAGGTTCGTGACCTGCTTCGCGTTGAGAATGAAGAACCGCGGCTCGTCCGGATCGTTCTCGTAGGAGTCGAGGATCTCCTTCGCGGTAAGGAGCTTCGTCAGGTCGAGCCCTTTCGATCCGTGGGCGATCTGGTGCGTGGACGTCGGGAACGAGTAGGTCGTCGTTCCGTCCCGTCCGCCGTAGGCCGTCGCCAGGGCGCACGCGATGATCTCGTCGTCGATGGCCCGGTTCATGGCCGCGACCGCGTTGAGCGCGTACTTCGAGGTCGGGTCGGTGATGAGCGTCGGCTTGTCAAAGTTGTCGATCAGGTCCGCCCAATCGTAGGCGATCGGAGCAACGCGCCGGCGAACGTGGGGCGTCGAGATCAGCGGAGTATCGCCGTGCCGCGACGTCCGCTTCTGCGCGGCGGTCGAGTCGATCTGATCAAAGAATCCATATTCCCCCTGCACGCTCTCCTCGCGGACGCAGGGACGAAGGCGAGAGGGCTTCTGCTGCTGCAACAGCACGACGTTGTCGTTGTACTGCTGCACCATCGCGGTGGTAATCTCGAAGGACATGGGGTCAAACCTCCTGTGTCTAAGGGATTGTTTTTACTCGTTAAACCGTTCAAGATTTCTCTTTCGCGATTGCCCGAAACCGGATCGCATCAACCATCAACGCGGCCCGGATCCCCGAGAGGAGGATTGCCCGGATATGTGGGAGAGAGCGGGAGCCCGGGGCCGGCCAGGAAAGGAGGAGTAGGAACCTGGTTATCGGCCCCCGGGCGCCCTGGGGCGTATCAGCCGCCCATCGAGAGAACCTCGTTGAGACGCATCACTTCCTTGACGGCCTCCTCATGCCGCGGGTGGCGCTTGTTGAAGTACGCCTCGTTGAGCGGGTTTTGCTTGTTGCTTAGAATGTCCTGCTTGCGGAGCTTCGCGTCGTTGGCGTTGAGATCGAAGCTCGGCCGCTCGCCGCGCACCAGGGAGCTCTCGCGCATCGAAACCCCGATCTGCGCCAGGAGCCCCGTGATCAGCGGGTCGTTGCCGTATTTCTCGGCGATCAGCGAAATCTCCTCCGGAGAGCCGCCGAAGGTTTTGAGGACGCGGTTGGCGACGTCGACCATCTCGTCGGCCTTCGCCCCGAATCGCTCGCGCATGGCCGCAACGCCGGCCTCGTAGGCCTTCTCGCTGTTCGCGGAAAATGCCTGGTAATCCCGCAGGACCTCGCCCATGTGCCAATCAATGAGCTTCTGGACCTGCCCGGGCAAAAGCCCGACCTCGTGGGCGAGCTTCTTGAAGCCCTTGAGGCGCTCCTCGTTGATCTCGATCCCCTCCGGAATCTTCTCTTTGGCCGGGAGCTTGACCTGGTAGCCGTCGGGATCTTTCGGCCGGCCGAGCTTGTCGAAAACCTGGCTCCAATACTCCGGCGTATCGTTCTTCCCGGCCGGCAGAGCGATCTTCTCGGCCCCGATCATGCTCTGCGCGGAAATGTAGCCCTTCACGAGTGAAGGAAAGTCCTTGATGCTCGCGAGGCTCGGGTCCTGGGCGAGCTCGGCCGGGATCATCTCCCGCCAGTTCGCGCCCTGCGTTGCCCCCTGGGTCGTCCCCTGGGCGCCCTGCTGCCCTTCGCCGCCTGGATTGCCCGGATTGCCGGATCCGTTACTCATGCTTTACGACCTCCTTGATGATGTTATTTTCCGCATCCTGGACCATGCCGAGGATGTATAGGACGACGTTCCTGCTGCCCTCGAGGAAAAGCGCCTCCTGGGGATCCCCGCGATAAGTGGGGTCGAGGAAACAAAATTGATTCGCCAGGTCGTCCAGGACGAGCTTGCCGGCGTCGCCGGAGAAAACGTCCCGGTAGGCCCGGATGACCTGTTTCTTCCGGATGTCCGGGTCCTTGTGCAGTTGGCCGAGCCAAGTAAAGATCCGGCGGAATTCCATCCCTCACCCCCACCAGGCCCAGGCGATCAGCGCCCAAAGGACGACGCTTGCCAGGGCGCCCAGGAGAATTCCCCGGGCCGGCGCGAGATCCGCGTAGAGGTTACACTTGAGCACTTGCCTTCCCTCCTTGAATGACCTGGTCCAGGAGCGAGCCGTCCTCGACCTTCTTCTCGACCGGGACCGCGGCCGCCAGGTCCCTCATGCCTTGCTCCTGGGCCGCCTTCTCGGCCGCCGCCTGGCGCTCCTCCCGGATCTTCCGGACCTCGCTCTCGGGCCGGAGCCATTCCTGGGGCGTCCCGTAGCGCTCCGCAACCCCGCGGGTGATCTTGTCCATGTCGTAGACGTCCCAGGCGCTCGGATCCTGCGTGGCCTGAACGACGCTACCCGTGAACATCAAAGCCCCCTGGGCCGCCTTCGTTTCGAAGGCCCTCATGGCCATGGCGAGCTTCGAGATATAGTCGACCTCGATCCCCTCGTCGCGGAGCTCCTCCGGGACCGGCGCCAGGTAGCCGGCGCGGTAGAGGATCCAGAACACCCGCGAGAGGAGCGGATCGTAGAGCTCGACCTGGAGGCGCCCCAGGGCCGGCCCCAGGAGCGCGAGCTTCTCCTCAGCAAGCTCGAGGACCTCCGTTGCCGTCATGTTCTTGTCGCGAGAGGCCAGGAGCGTGAACAGGTCGACGAAGAAACAATCGTTGATGGCCTGGCGCCGTTGGTTTTCGTACTCGAGATTGACCTGGATCCGGTCCGGGACGTATAGCGGCCGCGGGCCTTCCCCCGGCCCGGGCTTGTAGTAGTTCAGCCCTCCGGGCGTCAGGCGCAGAGGGGCAAGCCTCATCTCGTCCGGGACGAGAAGCGGCGGATCCGCGATCTTCTGCATCGCCTTGATATCGGTCTTGCTCATCTCGTTGAGCATTTTGACATCGGCCAGGGCGTCCATGCCGGGAGAGCGGCCGTAGACCTCCTCGGAGTCACGGAGCCATCGCGGGGTCATGTAGGGCATCTCGAGATAGCCGCCGACCTCGAGGACGTTCTTCGATTCCCGCTCGACGTAGAGCGAGGCGATCGGCATATTCTCGCGGCCCCATTTGAGCCGGCGGAGCTTGCTTTGCTTGTCGTAAAAGAGCTCGACGTCCTGGCGCGGGAAAACCGCGTGGATGACGTCGTGCTTCTCGTCCGGGCTCTTTGTGGCCGCGTCCTGGATCTTCTTCGAGGCCTTCTTTCCCCAGGTCTGGACGATCTGCCGGACCGTGTAGGGCTCGAGGCGATAGACCGCGTCGACGACGCCCTCGGCGTTCTCGTCCAGGCAGACGCGGCCGATGTTGAACGTCACGAAGTTGAGCGGCCGCCGGGTCCCCTCCGTGACGAAGATGTTTCCCGTGCCGCACCACCCGAGATCGGTATAGACCTCGTGGATCCCCATCCCGAAGTTCGAGGAGTTCAGCGCGTCGCGCATCCTCTGCGAGGTATCGCGGAGCCAGGCCTTGACGGCCGGCATCCGGGCCAGGGCCTTGTCCTTCGTCGTGAGCTCGAACCAGGGCGCCCCCGGGCTCGTCATGTGGCCATAGAGGCCGTTGGCGAAGATCCGGAGGGCCTTCGTGGCCGTCCCGTCGAAGATCCTGGAGCTCCGTTTCGCGCCGAGGGTTCCCTGGGTCGTGACCGTGGCCTTGACGGGGATCATGTATTCCGCGATCTCCTGGATATGGGCCTTGTAGGTCCCCCGATCGGCGTCGAGCTTCTCGAACCGGCGGACGATATCCTCGCCGCTGTTTTGCATCACTTCGCCCCCTTGTTTCGGCTACGGTTGTATTCGTTCCGACACTCCGGGTGTTCATGCGATCCGTTATACGTTTCCCTCATGTTTTCGGGATCGTCCCAGGCCTTGCAGAACGGGCACTTCCTTTTCCGAGGATCTCCGGTCGCCTCGTAGGCCCTTTGCCGGCGATGCAAGAGCTTGTGATAGGCATTGTCCTGGCAAATGACCAAATCCCCGCCCCGCACCTTTCCGTTGTGGTGATGGACGACGGAGCCATCAGGAAGCGACTTTCCGAGAGCCTTCGCGGCCATGTAACGATGTTCGTCGATCGAGCCATTTTTTTTCGCGTTCGGGTGAGTAGGAATCCAAAAGGTCTTGTACCATTTCCCCTCGTACTTCCTTCCTTTCCCTGTCACGTTTGCCGTCGGTAAGTATACGGAATAACTCATTTTATTCTCCAAGAAGTTTCTTCTTCACCGCGCCGGCGGCTTCCGTGACGCCCTGGGCGCTCGTGAGCATGGTCCGGGTCTTTTTCTTGGCCTTCGACGCCAGGATCCGGCGGCGCTCGGCCTGGGCCTCGCTCGATTCGCTCGCCGAGGCCCCGG